TGATTTAGATGATAATAAAGTAGAGCCTTTTTCTGTTGGTCAATCTAATGGATTATTTAAAAGAGCAGGAAGACGTAATTGGTCTTTGTCTTTTAGCTATATGTCTGATAAGAATTTATTTGCATCTAATTTTATGTCTAATAATTACTTAGAAACTTCAAGTGATTACGATTCTGATGATATAACAAACGATGCAGATGGAAATTCTAATAGTGTATTTAGAAACAATTTATTAAACGATAATAGCTTTACATCTGTAATGCAGAAAATTGGCAATGGACAAAAGTTTATATTTCAACCTGACAATACTAATAACAATCCTGACCAATTTGCAATCTGTGTATTAGATCAAGATTCAATATCTATAAAACAAACAGCTTTTAAAGTTTATGATATTTCATTAAAAATTCGTGAGGTGTGGTAATTATTCTTCTTTAGATAAGCAATGATAACAGACCATATAGTCTTCTATATTTCCAAAACCCATTTCCCATTCTGCTAAAACATACATAAAATGTTTGTCAGTAGTTTTGATTTTACATACAGTACATTTATATTCTACCATAGTGGATTATTTTTTATCATTGCCCTTCTTTTTCGTGTGTATTTAAGAGCATTTTTATTAGTACAAGATCTGCAAATACTTGAATAACCTATATGACCTGATTTTCTAATTCTACTTTCTTTATTTAAAATCGTTTTACATTTCTTGCAGTTTTTAGGTTTTGCTACAAAATCTTTATTTGGACTTGCAAATTTATTAATCATAATATCTCCTTTACATTACAAGTTTTTTAATTACTTCTTTAATATCAATATATCCAACAAACTTTTTAACAGTTTGTTTTTTATTAAATTCAGTTGTTTTAGGTAAATCTCTCCAACCAAAATTAAAATCATACTTTTCTTCTATCAGTTTATTAATATCAAATATATACACAAAATCTTGCATTCTTACAATATACATAAACTTTTTATTATTTAGTTTAGAATACATATGATTATAACTGAATTTATCAAACTCAATCATTGTCTGATCATAATGGCTTTTTCTATATTTTAACTCTACTATAGAAAAATCATTATAAGCATCAAATCTATTGTATTCATTTTCGCACTCTTTTAATGACTGATTAGAATATATACTTATAAACTTAATCATCTTCCTTTCTTCGTTTTTCATTTTTTATCCTTTTTCCTTTTTTGTTCAAATAACCAATCTTCATATCTTACAAGCATAAGTATTTCGCCACGATCTTGTTTAAATACAACAGAATCTACTTCTTTTGATGGTATAAGATAAGCAGGAAGTTTTTTTCTAACTTTAGCTTGTATTTTATAACCATCTATAAGACAATCAACTTCAGGATGCTCTCCTAAAGCCATACCGTTACTACCCCAGGCTCTCTGAGCATCTAACCCTGTATCTTTAGCCTTGTCAACTATTTCTCTTTCAAACCTATTACCTTTTAATTTACTTGGATGACTCATATTTCTCCTCTTTTAGTTTTTTAGTAAATCTTATCATAGCTTTTTTGGATTCTGCTATAACTCTTTGTATTCTATTTTTTTTACATACTTCGCAGATCATCTAAAACACCTTCTTTCTTTTTAATTTTCCAATCTTTTCCAAATACTTCTTTATAAACACAATTACTACAAATTTTAGTAAAGTATTCAGGCTTATATTGAGATACATAAGAATAAGCCTGATACTCATACATTTTGTCAAATTTATTTTTATAACACATCTGACAAGTATAGCTTTGTCTTAACTTAGATAATTTTGCTACTTGATATTGGTTCATTTAGCAAGGTCTACAATCTTCCAGAAAATCAGAATACTCATCATTGTTATGATCCATAAAGTCTAATTTTCCTCCCAATTCTAAATATCTATCTAATGTTATTTTTACAAGCTGCGGTGTTATTACGGTGTCGTTGGATAGGTCTGATAACTCTCCAAGTCCTTTTTCAAAGTAATGTTTTAGTTGCATACGATATGTATCTAAAACAAACTCGTTTTTTCTTTTTGTCATTGATGATACCCCTTTTTGTTTAGATGAAAAATTCCCACAAACTAATTACTAAAATTGCTAATACTATGATTACTACGTCCATTTTACCTCCTGGAGTTATAGGGGAGCAGTTGATGTGCGGATCTATGTCAAGTAGAAAGGAAAAGAACTTGACCTACTCCCCTTAATTTATTTGTCTTGTTGTTTTATCTCTTGCAAGGTCTTTTCTGCAATCTTTAGTGTATCACAGTTATTAGAAATTACTGCTTTTAAACCCACAATCGCAATTTCTAATTTACTTTGTAATTCCTCAATTTGCTTACCAAGAGAATGATTTATATTTATTAAATCGTCATTCATTTTTGCATCTTTCTTTTTGTATTGTTAATTAAAAGGGGTAGTGATTTTATAATTTCTAAAGCAACTTTATCATTTATAATTGACATTACTCTACCCCTTTATTTCTTAAATCTTTTTTTAATCCATTAAAAAATTCTTGTTTCCAATCGTCATCCGCTGCATCATCATCTATCTTTTGCTGCTCTTGCTTCTGCTTCAAATATTGTTCTTCTCGTTTCTTTTCAATATACTCTAATTTTTGTTGTTCTGCAACTTCAGGTTTTAATATAATCTCATCCTCCCAACATTCGTTAAGCAAATATGAATGAGGGTCTTTTCTAAATTGCTTTTCATTAGTAAGAATGTATTTTTTAGTATGATCCATTATATCTGATACAATTTCTGACTTTATATTCTTACACCAAAATTTAAATGTTTTTTTCTTACTTCTTTTTTTATCATATAGATTCCACCAAATATCAAACACTTCTTGTTTGTTTTCTTCATCAGGGTAGGGAATTACCCCACCCTTTGAAGATTCCTCTTGCAAATGTTCTTTAAGCATATACTTTAAGAATTTGCTTGCATCAACCCACTTCTCCTTACCATCTTGACGGATTCTTATTTCAAGAAAAAATCCCATTAAAACGGCAAATCCTTAACATCTGATGCAGTTGCAGTCATAGGTTCGCCTTTATCGTTTTTGTAGTCAAAATCGCTAAATTTAAGGCTCATATACTTATTTCCTGCTTTACTTTCTGTTACCCAGGATGCTACTCTAACTTTTTTACCATAAATCGTTGCAGTTCCTGTATAATCAGGTTGACTATCTTTTGTTTTATTAGCACTATTATTAAATAATGCTCCACTATTATCTTTTTGTTCGTAATCTGACATTGTATCTCCTTTAGTTATATAATAAGTTTACTTTTTTTGATTGTCTATAGTTATATATCTTCTGCAATAATATCAAATATTGTTCAGTATTAGTGCAATGCACTAGCTCAGAACTTTGACATTTTAACTTGTTCAATAATTGATCTAAATCAAAACTATTATGATTTAATAGGTGCATCATTGCAAAAACAAATGCTCTTCTTTTGTAACCATCATAATAACTTGACAATTTATTTATTTGTTCTGCTTCTTTACAAGCTTTTCTCCAATGGTTAACTTTAAAATCTCCATTTCTAAATCTTTCAAAGTTTTTACCACTTCCCTTAGAATTTCCTTGTAACATAGCTATGGATTCGTAATCTCCAAGATTATATCTTGATTTAAACCTGATGTAATCACAATAATGTTTATTTCCAAGATCACAATAACTTTTAGCATAGTCAATTAGTTTCCAATTCATTGTATTAGTATTTAATCTTTGAACTTGACTTAAGCCATATCCTTTGACTACTATATAATAAATAGGCAAAAATAAACTTCTCCAACATTCAAAACGATGTTGACCATCTATTATTTGATATTTATCATTAACTATTATTGGCACGCAAAGTGATTCTTCTTTTATTGATTTTTTTAATCTTGATAGATGTGCTTTGTTTGTATCTCTGTTACCATCTAGCTTTACAAATAAAGAATAATCATTGGTTTTGTAAACTTTGTTTACCTTAACTTGATTTGTATTCATTTTATCTCCTTGTTGTTTATTTTAAAACGGCATTTCACTTGGAACGCTTCCAAGTTTCTTAACGTCTTTCTTTTCCCACAAATGTAATCCTAAACCATACATTGCAATAGTTTTAACAAGTGCTCTTGCTTGTGCATCGCTAATATCTCTTGATGTTGGATTTACTATACTTTTCATAGGCAAACTTGAAGTCATTACTGGCAGCGACATAGTTCTTGATAGATCTCCTATATATACACTACAAGTAACTTCACAAGTTTGTTTATCTTCTACTCCATAAAAAGTTGGTTCTTCAAATATATAGGTAGCTTCAGGATAATAATCCATTAAAGTTGCCCAGGCATCTGCCCAACCTATATAGTTTAAAGATTGCTTTTTATATTCTATTTTAGATGTATTTACTGCTCTAAGAGTTTTCCACACATCTGAATAATCTACATTTTTATTACTCATTACTATCTCCTTTTCTTTCTTGATTTATTAGGTGTTGGTCTATTATACCAATTTTCTAAGCTTGGTCTGTATTCTGCTTTCATTTTTTGCGTATGCAAAGCATATTGACACTCCAAACAAGTTTCTACATCGTCAAAATGATTACAATTATAATCATCAGGAATACTATTTTTTATGTATGACATTTTTTCTCTCCTCAAATTTTAAATATTGTTCATATAATTTATCGTTTTGATTAGGTTTGTGCAATACTCTCCACAATGATATTGCATCAAATTGTTTTATACTGACAAGATATAACAAAAAGTTCAAGGCTTTATCGCCTATTTTTATATTAAGTTTTTTCATTATTAATCCTGGAGCTCAAAATAAAACTTGCGTTTTGCATTAGGATAAATATCAACAACGGTACACTTCAAGACACTCGCTAATTTTATCATACGATCTGAGTTTGGAAATCTATTTTCAGATATATAATTACTGATGTCTGTAGCTGCACATCCGACTCTCTCTGCAATTTCTATCGCAGTTAGCTTAGGATCTCTATTTTTAATACATTCTCTTAAATTATTCACTATCTAATACCTCTTTTCTTAGTTGTTCGTATTTTTGTCTTAACTTCTCTACTCCATCGTGCTCATAATATACTTTTCCTTTATGAACAAATATTTTTAGATCACTATTCTTAACTCTGCTAATCTTATTATATTCTTCTTCTAAAATAAGTTGCATCTCTCTATACATTGAATCGTTTAAATAATCTTCTTTCATTATTTCTCCTCTCTGATTTTATGATAGCCAACAAACTCTTTTTTTAATTCAAACCATTCATTATAATCAACATCACAAGACAATTCTGCCTCAATAAATTCTTCTGCTAATCCTCTGTCTGAGTGTGTTGTATTCCATAGAATAAAGTTATTAATTGCATCAATTAACCTGCTTTCTACCATTGTAAACTGCTCTTTGTTTTTATCTTTCATAATTTCCTTTCGTTTTATAATAATAAAATTACAATTTAATTTACTTCTATGCAATAAAAATCTTTTCCTCCTCGTAATAATAATAATTTTAGGTGTATTTATAAAATAAATTTGCATTATTAGCCGTAATGTTATTATATTCTACCCTTGCATTTTTTTGGTTGAATACTCTTTCGGTGCAAGGTATTATAAAGCAACATAGAAAGAGGGGATAATCCTGGTAGACGTTGCGAAGCAGATTAAACAGATAGGATGCTTTCCAGGGGGTTGGTATAAAATCTAAAAAAACTATCCATATTATAATTATACCGATTATAATTGCTATTAATGGCTCTATGAAGGTTATAATATGCAGATCTAATCTCTTAGCTTTATGTTAGGGGATATAGATTCTGCTATACAGGATATAAAGGTTATAATATATATAATATAATTAATCATTAATTATAAAACAATCCTTCAAGTAATACTTACTATCAGAAAATCCAATATAATGATTATTACATTTACTATACATTAAATATCTTCCTAAATCATCTTTTATTATTTTATAATTTGTATTGCTCCAGTATACAGATAATCCTTTATTAACTGCATTTATAACATCTTTATACTTCATTTTATTATTTCCTTTCTATTTATTATTAAGAAAATCTATTATTTGCATCATTATAACCTGTCTCTGAGATCCTGTTAGATGAATATTAACCTTGGTTGTAAAATTAATAAAATCCTTTTCCCCTGCGATTTTCGCATCCTGGAATAGTGATCTATATAATTTTATATATTTTTTTAAATCATTATCGTTCATTTACAATCCTTTCTTTTCACATTCCTTAAGCAGCTCTAAACATAAATCTGCAGGAACAACACTTCTTAAATAGTCACCTTTAATTGCCTGGATACCACTTTTACTACCTCTTGGTGCAGGTTGATGATGACAATCCTTGTTACCATTTTTACATTGTTTTGGAATCCAATTTTTAAGATTAGTCCAAATGTCAGTTGGTTTAGCCGTTTCATTTCCATAACGACAATACCAAGCAGTATGCAAATATTTTGATGGTATCAAATCTAACTTTCTCAATTTACCCCTGGGATTCTCAATAATAAATACCAGGTTTGGATTTATTCTTTGATAGTATTTTATAATCGCCCAGGTACGATTTACGATTCTAATACCTAATCTTGCAGTATCAGTTTTTGGTGTATTATCCTTATTCCAGTTTCTACCAATCCTTGCAACTGAAAATGCTTGACAAGGTGGAGATGCCCAAATTACATCAGGAATATATCCAACTGCATCAGGGTTAAAATCATAAATATCACACACCTGGTTAATATTATCAAAATCCTGGAAGTCAGATGTGTGAACTTTGCATCCACGAGATTCTGCAACTTTACTAAAACTTCTACTACCTGCAAACAACTCTATTGTATTCATTTTTTACTCCTTTTATTATTAAGATTTTAAGCATTCGTTACAAACAACGTCTGTACTTTTATATAAAACACCCTCGATGTCATCCTTATAATCAACAACAACACAATCAAATGTTGGTACATATTCTCCACAATCATCACAAAAGCAATGTGAAGAAATTCCACACTCACCACATATAATATTATCCTCTACATCAATATTATAATCATCAACAACTCTCCCATTATAATAAACCAACTCACCACAATCATTACAATTTTTATTATTCATTTTTACCCTTTCTTATTCTGGTTCAAAATAGATCCTATTTCTTGTTTATATTTATTACAATAATAATTCCAATTCTCAATAATAGTTTTTTTTAATTCACTATCGTATTTTTCTTGCAAAGTTTTCATTTTTTAAATCCTCCTATTTATAGTATTTATTAGAAATTATAAAACTTATAGCATCTTCTAAGTTTTTAAAATCAAAACAATCATCATTAGGAAAGAATTCGCAGTATACATTATATGTATTAAATTCTTCATTATCATAATTATTATTATTAGAATTAGTTAAGAATAATTTAAACCATTCATCCCAATTTTTATCTAAATTAAATCCAACACTACGACATAAATCGTTATGATATGTTGTATCTTCAAAATTATAATATTTAACTAAATCTTTAATAATTTCAAGATTCATTTTTTTAATTTTACTAGATTCGTTAAAACTCATTTTTTAATCTCCTTATTTATTTTTTATTTTATCAGTTTCAATACATTCATACATATAAAAAAGTATAAATAAATATATTTCGCATTCTTTTAAAGTACCTTCGAATCCACTATTATATAAAGGAACATAATATTTATTTGGGACTTCGTTCCATTCAATAAAGCATCCATTGTAATCATATAAAGTAAATTCTTCAATATCTTCATCAAATTCTAACCTTGAATATTTTTTCCCATACTCTTTAGAAGTCATTAATTTTATTGAATTTCTAAATTTTATAAACTCAATATATAATTTATTAATATTAATATCTTCATTATTAACTTCATCCATTAAAGTATATTTATTAAATAAACTTTTAGTTTCAGTTAAATCATTTATAAATTCAGATTGCAGCATTTTTACGCCCTCCCTGATAAGATTTTAAATTCAATTCCACCAGTTATTTTATTGAAGTACATTAAATCATTATCCAATTTAACTACAAAAAATAAAAGACTATCAAACGAACCATTCACTTTTTTATAGTTTGTTTTGTATTTCTTGTTTATTTCATTTAACCAACTTTCACTTATATTATGCATTTTCTGCTCCTTTACTTTTTTATTTTTACCATTTTGTAATTTTGATCAATACAGTTTTGTAAACTTTTTAGTGCTGCACGAAAACGGGTTTATCTTTTTTAATGCAATATTTACACATAGTACACGTAACATTTTTTAACTGTTCGTTTTTTAGATAAGCACCTTTAGAAGGTGGACACATTAAACCGCTTATTTTATTTCTTAATTTTTTCATATCTTCAAAAGTTCCATAATTTAAATAGTTTGTATTTTTATATTTAATTATTGAAGGAATTATATTTAAATTTGTTGGAAGTTCTAAACCTTTAATTTGAGGAGCTTTACTATATGTAAATATGTTTATATTTTTCATAGCTTTGGCAATGTTGCACCACATTAAAAAATACTCCTTACTAAAAAAATCACCACTAGAATGTATACGAATTGCTGCAATACCTTTATTTTTAATTTCTTTTTTTAATTCTATTTCTAAGTATTTCAAATCATTAATTGCGATTGCAAAATTATATTCGTTTGATGTTCTTGCACTCTTCCAAATGAAAGTACCTTTATTTGCGTAGCAAGTTTTAAAGCAGGTGCTGCTATCTGGGCAACTTACAACCGCAGGTAAATCAAAAGCGTAAATTCCCTTGCCAAGTTTTTTATTAGTATTTTTTAAAAAGCCAGTTCTTTTTTTATGTTCCTTAATTTCATTAAGAAATTTGTTGTCTATACAAAATAGATCCTGGTAACTCTTAAAGTATTTATTATTTTTATTACTACTGTCATTTATATATAAAGTATGTTTCATTTTAACCTCGTTTTTTTGCTGCGTTTCAACTACCTTATAATATAACACTATTTTATTACAAGTAGGTAAATATATTTATATCAAAAAAAATTTTCTCTTTTTGTTATTGGTTCAATTTGTAGTTATTGCATCAGATATATTTTTTTATTAGTGGTTGATTATGGGCGATTTTATACCTCCCTTTTTATATAAGAAGCTTAAAACGGCACATTTTAGGCACTTTTTTAAATTATAGGGGTTAAGGTATAGCTTTTTTAATTGTTTGGGGGGTTAGGCGGATAACGGCAGAATAGTAGTGTGAGATACCAACTCGCATAAAATGCAAAAAACAACTTTGAAAAAAATAAAAATATGGAACTTTGAAAAATACATTTAAAAGTTATATATTAGTGATATGGAAAAGTCTTTAAAAGTAAAAGCCAAACCACAAAAAGTATTAGCAGTAGAACTGTTCGCTTTACAACCTTCGATTACCCTTGAACAGGTGGCGAATAAAATTGGTGTAAGCAAGAAAACAATTGAGAACTGGCGATCTGATCCAAACTTCTTAGATGCTTGTTATGATAGGTATATGATTGAGTTTGGTTCGCAGCTTCCAAGTGTCTTAAATGCTATGGTTCGTGAGGCACAAGCAGGTAATGTCCAGGCAGGCAGATTGGTGTTAGAGCATAGTGGCAAGCTTGTTAAAAATATAAATATAACTGTGGACTCGCCGTTTGAGAAGTTTTTAAAGAGTGTTCCTGATGCTGAAGTCGTGGCTGATGCAGAGATTGTTGAAGCAGCTGAAGATATAAGCTTTGAGTCGCTGCCTGAAAGAAATACAGAGAATCAAAATCAAAGAGTTAAGAACGAAAAAGTATTAAATCGTAAGGCTATAGAGAAAGAAGAAAAGCGATTAAAGTATAATATACAGCAAAAAGAGTGGTATAAGTGGAGGAAGAGAGCTGAGGCTGTAGATGTAGAGCAATTAAAAGGTCGTAGACCGACACCTGCTCAAAGAAAAGATTGGCAAGAAAAGATTATTGCAGCCGAGTTAGCTAACACCAAGTAGTTCTATATACTTAACATTTAGATCTAAACACATCTCATCATAAATATCATTAGGAATAAAAATAGGTTTTGCATCAGGTTCGTTAAATTCATCCATATTTACATACTTATCTTCATACTTTTTAATCAAAGTATCTAATTCATTCATAATCTTTAACATTCTATTAAAATCTTTTGTATTCATATTATTTCCTAAAATGTTTAGCTATATTCTTATCTAAATTGTTTTCTGCCTTCTTTCCCATCTTAAATTCTATAAATGGTCTTTCTGGTCTTGGTATTACAACACTTGTATTTAAAAATTGATTTTTTGCATCTCCTAAATGATGTGCATATCCATATTTTCGCAATGTTATACCTTTATCAGTACCTTTTATACTATCATAGAGTTCATTACTCCATTTTAAAGGTCTTTTACTTCTTGTTGTAATTTTTCTACCACTTGGGTGGTCGCCACGTTCTCTTGACTCTATAGTTGTGTTTGAAAGAGGTTTTTTGTGTGTTTCTCTGTCTATATTCTTTTTAGATTGGGTTGCAGTAGCTTTTCCTGAGTCTTTTTTTACTTCTTTTACTATATTTGGCAAAGATTTTGCCAATTTATCAAAACTAAAGTCAGTTTTTATAGTAAAACTCATATTATTCCTCAGAATTACCTTCCATAGCTTGTAAATGCGGATCTTCCATAGCAATTCTATTTTTTTCTACTATTTTTTCAGCTTCTGCTCTTGAAAGGTCTTTATTATACTCTATAAGTAAATCAACTTCATCTAACATATGATGTCTAAGCCTATGTTCATCTAATAATATCTGATCTTGTACTGTTTTTGGATATTCAGGCTCATTAAAGTCTAATCTCATCTTCTCAGGGAGATTA